CGAGACGGTGGACGTGACTGACGCGGATTCGGCCGGTCGCTGGCGCGAGCTGCTCGGCGGGGCCGGCGTGCAGCGCGCGGCGCTGAGCGGGGCTGGCATCTTCAAGGACGCGCAGTCGGACGAGCTGATCCGCACCGGCTTCTTTTCCGCCGCGATCGCCCGCTGGCAGCTTGCCATTCCCGGCTTCGGCGCCGTCGAGGGGCCGTTCCAGATCACCGCGCTCGAATATACCGGCAATCACGATGGCGAGGTGACGTTCGACATCGCGCTGGAATCGGCCGGCGCGCTGGCCTTCGCGAGCCTGTGATGGCGGCGAACCGGAGACGCGGCGAGATCGCCGCCATCATCGATGGCGAGGAGCGCATCCTTTGCCTGACGCTGGGGGCGCTGGCGGAGCTGGAGGCGGCGTTTGCCGTCGACGATCTGAACGCGCTGGCCGAACGCTTCGCCGGCGGCCGGCTTTCGGCGCGCGACCTGATCCGCGTCGTCGGCGCGGGCCTGCGCGGCGGCGGCATGAAGGCGGGAGACGAGGCGGTGGCCATGATGAAGGCGCAAGGCGGGGCGGCCGGCTTCGCCGCGATCGCGGCCGAGCTGCTTTCGGTGACGTTTGCGGGGGCCGGCGACGCCGACCCTTGAGCGCCGCGGCGGGCGAGGCGCGCCGGTTTCCGTGGGACGATGTCATCGCCCTGGGGCTGGGCCTGCTGCGGCTTTCGCCGCGCGACTTCTGGGCGATGACGCCGCGCGAGATCGCGCTGGCGCTGCGCCCCTATGGCGGCGGCGAGGCGGTGCGGCCGCCGGGCCGCGAGGCGGTGACGGCGCTGATGGCGCTCTATCCCGACACTTGATGGAGTGAAAGACGATGGCGGAGACGATCGCGCCGGTCGAGGTCAGGCTGGAGGCGGACACGCGCCCCTTTGCTGACGCGCTGGCCAATCTGGAAAAGCTGGCCGGGTCGTTCGGCCGCCAGCTGACCGGCGCGCTGAGCGCAGCGGCGGTGAGCGGCAGGTCGCTCGACGACATATTGCGGCGCATCGGCATGAACCTTGCCAGCATGGCGCTGTCGCAGGGGCTGAAGCCGCTGGGCGACCTGACGGCGGGGCTGTTCTCCGGCCTGTTCGCGGCGATCAGGCCCTTCGCCAGGGGCGGCGTAGTGCCGGGCGCGACGCCGTTCGCCTCCGGCGGCGTCGTCGCCGCGCCGACCTATTTTCCGCTCGGGCGCTCGCTCGGCCTGATGGGCGAGGCGGGCGCGGAGGCGATCCTGCCGCTGAAGCGCGGGGCGGACGGACGGCTCGGCGTCGCCGCTGGCGAAGGCGGCGGAACGGCGGTCAATGTCGTCTTCAACGTCACCGCGACCGATGCCGCCTCGTTCCGCAAGTCGGAGGCGCAGGTGACGGGCATGCTGGCGCGGGCTGTGGCGCGCGGCGCGCGCTCGCTGTGAACGGAGGCGGGTGAATGGATGCTTTTCACGATGTGCGCTTTCCCGTCGCGGTCTCCTTCGGCGCGACAGGCGGGCCGGAACGGCGCGTCGAGATCGTGGCGCTGACCTCGGGCCGCGAGAAACGCAACCTGCGGCTGGCGCATTCGCGCCGTCATTTCGACGCCGGCACCGGCGTGCGCTCGCTTGCCGACCTCTACGAGATCGTCGCTTTCTTCGAAGCGCGGCGTGGCTCCTATCACGGGTTCCGCTTTCGCGATCCGTTCGACATGAAGTCGTGCGCGCCCGACGCCACGGCCGGCCCGCTCGACCAGCCGCTGGGGCAGGGCGACGGGATGCGCGCCGCCTTCCCGCTCGTCAAGCGCTATGGCGAGGGCGCGGATGCCTATCTGCGGCCGGTCGCCAAGCCGGTGGCGGGAAGCGTGCGCGTTGCGGTGGGCGGGGCCGAGCGGACGTCGCCGGCGCAGTTTTCGGTCGATCACGCGACCGGAACCGTGACCTTCGTGCCGGGGGCGGTCCCGCCGCCGGGCGCGGCCGTGACCGCCGGTTTCGAGTTCGACATCGCCGCGCGCTTCGATGCCGAGCGCATCGCCATCAGCCTGTCGGCCTTCAGGGCCGGGCAGATCCCTTCCATCCCCATCATCGAGATCGAGCCATGAGCGCAATCCCGCCAGAGATGCAGGCGCAGCTGGAGCGCGACTGCACAACGCTGTGCCATTGCTGGCGGCTGGAGCGCCGCGACGGCAAGGTGTTCGGCTTCACCGACCATGACCGGGCGCTGACGGTTGGCGGGCTGAAATGCGAGCCGCAAAGCGGCTTCACGCAGGCCGAGGCGCGCGCCTCGCTCGGCATGGCGGTCGACGCCGTCGACATCGAGGGCGCGCTCACCTCCGACGTGCTGAGCGGCGAGGACATCGATGCCGGCCTGTTCGACGGGGCGAGCGTCGAGACGCTGCTGGTCGACTGGAGCGATCCGGCGCGCGCCGTGCCGATCCGCAAGGCGGTGATCGGCCGCATCTCGCGCGCCGACGGCCGTTTCGTCGCCGAGCTCGAAAGCGTGGCGGCGAGCCTCGACCGGCCGAACGGGCGCTATCTGCGACGCAATTGCGATGCCCGGCTCGGCGATGCGCGCTGCGGCGTCGACCTTTCCGGCAACGTCTTCACCGGCGCTGGCGAGGTGGTGGCGCTGACCGCGCCGGCGACGCTGCTGGCCGACGGGCTTTCGGCCTTCGAGCCGGGCTGGTTCGCCTTCGGCGAGATCACCTTCGAAACCGGCGCGCTCGGCGGGCGGGTGATGGCGGTGATCGAGCATGGGGTGGCCGAGGGCGACGTCTTCCTGACCCTGCCGGCGGACGAGAATTCGCCTGCGCCGGGCGACCGTTTCACGGTTCGCGCCGGATGCGACAAGCACTTCGCCACTTGCAGGGCGAAATTTTCCAACCCGGAGAATTTCAGGGGCTTTCCGCACCTGCCGGGCAATGACGCGGCCTATGCCTATGTCACCGTGGGCATGGAGTTCGACGGCGGGGTGCTGGTCGAATGAGCGTCGGGGCGGAACCGACGCCGGCGGGGAAAGCGGTGATCGCCGAGGCGATGACATGGCTCGGCACGCCCTATCGCCATCAGGGCTCGCGAAAAGGAGTGGGCTGCGACTGCCTCGGCCTGGTGCGCGGCGTGTGGCGCGCCGTCTATGGGGTCGAGCCGGAACGTCCGGGCCCCTATTCGCCGGACTGGGCCGAAGCAGGCGCGGGCGATGTGCTTCTCGACGCGGCGCACCGCCATTGCACGGAAAAGCTGCCGGGCCACGCGCTGCCGGGCGATCTCCTCGTCTTTCGCTGGCGGCCGCTTCATGCGGCCAAGCATCTCGGCATCCTGCTCGGCGGCGACAGGTTCATCCATGCCTATGAGGGCCACGCGGTGACGGTGTCGCCGCTGATCGCCCAATGGCGGCGCAAGATCGCCGGCGTCTTCGCCTTTCCGGGAGTGGAATGAATGTCGACAGTGGTCCTGCAATCGGCCGGCGCGTTCATCGGCAGCCTGTTCGGCCCGGTGGGCAGCGCCATCGGCTCGGCGCTGGGGGCGATGGCCGGCTACGCGATCGACAGCCGCCTGCTGGCCAGCACCCAGCGCATCGAGGGGCCGCGGCTCGCCGGCATGCGGCCGTTCTCGGCCGAGGAGGGAACGCCGCTCGCCCGCGTCTACGGCACGGTGCGCATCAGCGGCGACATCATCTGGGCGACGCGTTTCGAGGAGGCGCGCAGGAGCGAGCGCCAGGGCGGCAAGGGCGGCGGCCCGAAGGTTACGACCTATTCCTATTTCGCCAATGTGGCGCTGGCCCTGTGCGAAGGCGAGATCGGCTGCGTCAGGCGCATCTGGGCCGACGGGCGCGAGCTCGATCTCGACGACGTGACCCTGCGCGTCCATCGCGGCACCGAGGACCAGCCGGCCGACCCGCTGATCGAGGCGCGGCAGGGGGCGGGCAACGCGCCTGCCTATCGCGGCACCGCCTATGTGGTGTTCGAGCGCTTCCCGCTCGGGGATTACGGCAATCGCATCCCGCAATTCCAGTTCGAGGTGGTGCGGCCGGTCGGCCGGCTGAACCGGCAGATCCGCTCGGTCGCGCTGCTGCCGGGTTCGACCGAATACGGGCTGTCGCCGCGTGCGGTGACGCGGCAGATGCGCCCCGGCGTCACCGAGACGCTGAACCGCAACGTGCTGCACGGGCGCTCCGACCTCGTCGCCTCGCTCGACGAATTGCAGGCGCTGTGCCCGAATCTGGAGGAGGTGGCGGTGATCGTCTCCTGGTTCGGCGACGATCTGCGCGCCGGCCAGTGCCGGCTGCGGCCCGCGGTCGTCGACGCGAACCCCTCCGGCCTGTCGGAGCCCTGGCAGGTTTCGGGCCTGACGCGCCAGTCGGCTCCGGTGGCGTCGAAGATCGGGGGAGCCTCCACCAGCGGCGGCACGCCGACCGACCGCTCGGTGGTGGAGTGCATCGCCGAGATCAGGGCAAGGGGCCTGAAGGTTGCGCTCTATCCCTTCATCATGATGGACATCGTGCCCGGCAACGGCCTGCCCGATCCTTATGGCGGCGACGGCCAGCCGGCATTCCCCTGGCGCGGGCGCATCACCTCGACGCCCGCGCCGGGGCGGCCGGGCAGCGCCGACAAGACGCAGGCTGCGCGCGTACAAATCGCCGCCTTTTGCGGCGCGGCTTTGCCGGGGCAATTTCCGGTCGCGGGCGGGCAGGTCGGGTTCTCCGGCTCTCCGACCGACTGGGGCTATCGCCGCTTCATCCTTCATTATGCGCATCTGGCGGCGTTGGCCGGCGGAGTCGACGCCTTCCTGATCGGCTCGGAACTGCGCGGGCTGACGACGCTGCGCGACGGGGCGGGCGCGTTCCCCTTCGTTGAAGCGCTGGGCACGCTGGCCGGCGAGGTGAGGGCGATTCTCGGGGCGGGAACCGACATCACCTATGGCGCGGACTGGAGCGAATATTTCGGCTATCAGCCCGGCGACGGCTCCGGCGACGTGCTGTTCCATCTCGATCCGCTCTGGGCGCATCCGGCGATCAGCTCGGTCGGCATCGACAATTACATGCCGCTCTGCGACTGGCGCGACGGCGACTATGGCGGCGGCAATCCGGACGGGTTTCGCGGCCCGTGCGACCGCGACGCCTTGCGCGGCCAGATCGTCGCCGGCGAGGGCTTCGACTGGTACTATGCCGACGCCGCCGCGCGGTCATCGCGTCTGCGCACGCCGATCACCGATGGCGGTTACGCCAAGCCATGGGTGTTCCGCTATAAGGACCTGCGCGGCTGGTGGGAAAACCGGCATTTCGACCGCATCGGCGGGGTGGAAAAGCCGCAGCCGACGCCATGGCAGCCGCGCTCCAAGTCGATCCGCTTCACCGAGCTGGGCTGTCCGGCCGTGGACAAGGGCGCGAACCAGCCCAACGTGTTTCCCGACGCCAAATCGTCGGAGAACGCGACGCCGTATTTTTCGTCCGGCGGCCGGTCGGATGCGATGCAGGCGCGTTTCCTGGAAGCGCATTTCGACCATTGGGACCCGCAAAGCCCGCATTTCGACGCGGCCGCAAACCCGGTTTCGCCGGTCTATGGCGGGCGCATGGTCGATCCGGCCCATATCTGCGTCTGGGCATGGGACGCCAGACCGTTCCCGGCCTTTCCGGCGATGACCGGCACATGGCGCGACGGCGACAACTGGCACCGCGGCCACTGGCTGAACGGACGGCTTTCAAGCGTGACGACCGGGGGGCTGTTCGCGGGGATCCTCGCCGATCACGGGCTGGAGGGGATCGACGCGACGCAGGCGGGCGGCAGCATTGCGGGCTATGTCGTCGACCGGCCGCTGACGGCGCGCGCTGCACTCGAACCGCTGGTCGAGCTGTTCGGCGTCGCGGTCCGCGACGATGGCGGCGTGGTCACGCTGGACGACGAGCTGGCGCCCGGCATGCCGGCGCTTGCGCTCGACGCGCTCGCCATGGCGCAGAACGGGACGGTGATCGAGCGCGTTCGCGCGCCGGAGCGCGACGTGCCGCGCGAGACAGAATTGTCGTTCGCCGACCCGTTCCGCGACTATCAGGCCGCGCTGGTGCGCTTTGCCCAGCCCGGCGGCGCGGGCGGCGCCGTCGAGGCGGTTTCCTTTCCGGGCTTTCTCGAAGCGGGAGCGGCGGAGGCGCTGCTCGCCGACTGGGGCCACCGCCGCCGCGCCGCGCGCGAGACGGTGGGCTTTTCGCTGCCGGCTGCGCGGATCGACGTGACACCGGGGGCGCTGGTGTCGCTGCCGGGCGAGGACGGCGCGGGCTATCTCGTCACCGAAGTCGAGCTGGGGGCGATGCGCAGCGTAAGCGCGCGCCGTCTCGTGCGCGCCGTGCCCGCGCCCTGGCGCTCCGGCCGCATGGCCCCTGCCAGGTCGCAGGCCGGCGTGGTCGGCGCGCCGCATGCGCTGTTCATCGACCTGCCGATGCTGCCGGGCGCGGAGCAGCCCGCCGGGCAGTTCAGGGTCGCGGCTTTTGCCCGGCCGTGGCGCTCGCAGCTTGTCTATTCCTCGGCGCAGGAGGAGGGCTTCGTCCACACTGCGACCGTGACGCAGCCAGCGACGCTGGGCGAGGTGGTCGCGGCCGGGCCCGGCCGGTTCGAGGGGCGTTGGGACCGGATCGGCTCCATCGTCGTCGCGCTTCATGACGGCGCGCTCGCCAGCGCCGCGCCGGCGGCGCTGCTGAACGGCGCCAACACCGCCGCCATCCGCGCCGACAGCGGCACATGGGAGGTGTTCCAGTTCGGGCAGGCGGAGGAGATCGCGCCATCGGTCTGGCAATTGACGCTGCTGCTGCGCGGCCAGTCCGGCACACTCGACGCGGCCATGGCCGGTGTGAGCGCGGGCGCGCCATTCGTCCTTCTCGACGGCGCGGTGGTCGCCGCTGGGCTTGCGCATGAATTTGCCGGCCTGCCGCTCAACTGGCGGATCGGGCCTTCGGGCAAGGATTTCGGCCCGCCCTATTTCGTCGGCATGACCGCGACGGGCGGGATGCGTTCGCAGCTGCCGCTGTCGCCGGTGCATCTGCATCTCGCGCCGCGCGGCGGCGACCTCGACCTGTCATGGATCCGGCGCGGGCGGCTCGACGCCGATTCGTGGCTCGGCGAGGACATACCGCTCGCCGAGCAGGCGGAACGCTACCGCATCATCGTGGCGACGGCGGGAGGCGCGGTCCGGCGCACGGTCGATGTCGACACGCCGCGCTGGACCTATATGGCGGCATGGCTGGCGGCGGATTTTCCCTCGCGCCCGGCGACGGTCGCGGTCGGCGTCAGCCAGGTCAGCCTTGCTGCCGGCGAGGGCCCGCCGGCGCGCCGGTCCTTCACTCTCGCCTGACGCCGAGCCCGCCCCTTTATCAAAGAGGAGAAACGACATGGATGTCTTCAAGCCGTGGTATCTTTCGCGCACCATCTGGGCCTCGGCCATCGCGGTGGGGGCGACGCTGGGCAATGCGCTCGGCTTTCCGCTCGACGCCGCCGACACGGCGGTCCTGCCCGACGCCATCCTTCAGGCCGTCGCCGCGGTCGCCGGCGTCATCGCCATCGTCGGCCGGCTTTCCGCCCGCAGTCGCATCGGCTAGAGCAGCGGGCGTTTGTTCATTCCGCGTTCAGCGGCTTTGCGCTAGAAGGCGGTATGAAGATTTTTCGCACATCCCTGCTCGCGCTGTCCGCCGGCCTCGTGCTGGCCGGCGGACACGCCGCGCCGGCTGCGGCCGCGCCCGACTGCCACGCGATCGGCCAGCGCCACGCCGCGCAGGCCGGCGGCCAGCTCGCCAGGGCCACGCCCGAGACGCGCAACGGTCAGCAGGTCTGCGTCATCGTCGTGCTGATGCCGGCTAGGGACGGCCAGCGGCCGCGCCGCAACGAGATCGTCGTTCCGGCCCGCTGACGCCGGGCCAAGGGACAGTTTCAAGGGGACGGATGAAGGCATGCGCATACTCGTTGTCGAGGACGACAAGGATCTCAACCGCCAGATTTCGGACGCGCTGGTCGACGCCGGCTATGTCGTCGACCGCGCCCATGATGGCGAGGAGGGCCATTTCCTCGGCGACACCGAGCCTTATGACGCCGTCGTGCTCGATATCGGGCTGCCGCAGATGGACGGCATTTCCGTGGTCGAGCGCTGGCGGCGCGACGGCCGCAAGATGCCGGTGCTGATGCTGACGGCGCGCGACCGCTGGAGCGACAAGGTCGCCGGCATCGACGCCGGCGCTGACGACTATGTCGCCAAGCCCTTCCATATCGAGGAGGTGCTGGCGCGGCTGCGCGCGCTGATCCGCCGCGCCGCCGGCCATGCCTCGTCGGAACTGATCTGCGGGCCGCTGCGCCTCGACACCAAGGCGTCGAAGGCCGATCTCGACGGTGTTCCGCTCAAGCTGACCTCGCACGAATTCCGCCTGCTCGCCTATCTCATGCACCATATGGGCGAGGTCGTGTCGCGCACCGAGCTGGTCGAGCATCTCTATGACCAGGATTTCGACCGCGATTCCAACACGATCGAGGTCTTTGTCGGCCGGCTGCGCCGCAAGATGGGCGTCGAGCTGATCGAGACCGTGCGCGGCATGGGCTATCGCATGCGCGAGACGGCGGATTGAAGGCGCGGCCATGGCCGCGACGGCGGTGAACAGGAGAGGCATTTTCCCCGCGCTCGCGCGGCGGGCGAACTCGCTCGCCTTCCGCGTCGTCGCCTTTTCCACGCTGTGGGCGCTGGTGGCGCTCGTCGTCATCGCCACGATCATCTCGACGCTGTTCCGGCAGGCGAGCGAGCAGGGGTTCGAAAGCCTGCTGACGGCGCATCTGTTCAACCTCATCAGCTCGGTCGGGGTCGGCGGCGACGGCGCGCTGCAGGGCCAGCCCAATCTCGGCGACCTGCGCTTCACCGTGCCGCGCTCGGGCTGGTACTGGTCGGTGGAGCCTGTCTCCGGCGTCTCCGGCCAGCTCTCCTCTTTGTCGCTGGCCGAGCCGATCTCCTCGCCTTCGCCACGGGACGTTCCGTTCAATGCCGCCTTCCAGCGCAGCTACATTGCCGAAGGGCTGTCCGGCGAGACGATCGAGGCCTTCGAAAGCGAATTCGTGCTCGACGAGGACAACCGCGTCGCGCGCTTCCGCGTCATGGGCAATCGCTCCGAGCTGGAGGAGGACATCGCCGCCTTCGATCGCCAGCTCTATTTCTATCTGTCGCTGTTCGGCGTCGGCATGATCGCCATCAACGCGCTGGCGATCCTGATCGGGCTGCAGCCGCTGCGGCGCGTGCGGCGCTCGCTGGCCGAAATCCGCGCCGGCGCGGCGCACCGGCTGGAGGGAAACTTCCCGCGCGAGATCGCGCCGCTGGCCAACGAGACCAACGAGCTGATCGAGAGCAACCGCCGCATCGTCGAGCGCTCGCGCACGCAGGTCGGCAATCTCGCCCATTCGCTGAAGACGCCGCTTGCCGTGCTGACCAACGAGGCGCGCGCGCTCGGCGGGCCCAAGGGCGAGCTGATCGCCGACCAGGCCGCCTCGATGCGCCAGCAGGTCGAGCATTATCTCCAGCGTGCGCGCATGGCGGCCCAGCGCGACACCATCGTCTTCCGCACGCCGGTCGGCGCGACGCTGGAGCGCATGGTGCGGGTGATGGCCAAGCTGAACCCCGGCACCAGGCTGACCTATTCGCCGCCCGAGGAGGAGATCGTCTTCACCGGCGAGAAGGAGGATCTGGAGGAGATCGCCGGAAACCTGCTCGAAAATGCGATGAAATGGGCGCGCGGGGCCGTCGCGGTGACGGTGCTTGCCCCCGACGGCGACGACGGGCGGCAGCCCATGTTCACCCTCGCCATCGAGGATGACGGGCCCGGCATACCCGAAGAGCGGACGCGCGAGGCGCTGACGCGCGGGCGCAGGCTCGATGAGACCAAGCCCGGAACCGGCCTCGGCCTTGCTATCGTCGCCGA